TTTTGCCCACAGGTCTTGTGGCCGACCTGTTACCTAAGATTTTGCGATCACGGAGGGCTGGAGGTTTAACATCTTACCGGCCTATAGCCGGGCGAGTTTTCCTTCTCGCGGGAGGCGCCTAAGAGGCGGCCTTGATGGCGGCTCCGGATGGAGCGGAGACACGGATGACTCCCCGGATGAAGCCGGTGGCGAGGTTGACCTTGGTGTCACCGCCAGAGACGGCGGGGACGGACATGGTCCACCTAGGGGTGTCACGGTAGGCGACGCTCGACTTGATGACGGGGTTCATACGAGTGAGGTCCGCTGGGATGGCGGTGGTGCTAGAGAGCATGACCGGACCGCCGATGGAAATTTGACGGCCTCCGTAGAAGTCCGTCTCTTTCCCATCGGTGGGTGAGAGAGTGGCCGGCGTCCAGACGACGGTGAACATGATGGGCTTGGTGAAGGACGGCGGGCAGGGGGCGAGCGAAAGCTCAACTGAGATGAGCTCAGCATGTCGGTATGGGGCGCACAAAGTCGTCAGTACCGGGGAGGCTGAGAGGTCGCCTGTGTCGTGGTATGCTGCGGCTCCGGTGAAGTCGGTGATTTTCCACTGGAACGGGAGGTCGATGTAGTGCGTCGGCGCGGTTTCAACCACACGAGGAGGAGCAGGAATAGCAGGCTGGCGATCAAGGCGGTCATCGCGAGCTGGAGCGGGCCCGACTTGCGTGGCATTTTCGGCCATTGAGTCGGGGGACGCGGAGGCAGGCGGAGGCTGGAGAGGCGCCACGGAGTAAGATGGACCGAGGGAGGCTGAACCGAGAGGCAGGAGGCGAAAGGGCGCAGCGAGCGGATTTGGCATGGAAGCTCCTCGGAGCGGCAGGTGGAGAGATTGGAACTGGTGAAGCAATTCACCCTGAAGCTGAGAGACCTCAGGGTCTTCGGGGAGAGAGCGAGGACGGCGAGAGCTGTGGAGGAGCTGGCGACGGTGACTCGAGTTCATGAGGGCGTAGACGGAGTGGGACGCCCATTTCAAGCCTTGGAAAGCCATGGACAGGAGAGACTCGGGAGCCTCACCAAGCCTTAGCATGACTTTGGCTTGCGCTGGGGCGCGTCGGCAGAAGAAGTCGAAACACGCGCTCTGGTAAGGGACGGTCTCGACGGGGAGGATGGTCCAGAAGGCGTCGCCAAGAGAATGGCCCACCGTGAACTCGGTGAGGTAGGCGATGAGCTTGTCGTCGATCGACTCGTCGTCCACGGCGATCATGAGCTTGGCAAAGAGGGCGGGTGGAGACCGCACAGCGCCTGTGAAGCCGACATAGTAGCCGCAAAAGGTGGCGTAGCGACCGCGTTCTTTCTTGAAGGTAAGAGCGAGCATCGGCTCAACGGCGGCCCACTGGTCTCGAACGGGAGGTTCGCTGTCGAGAAGCGAGTCATCGCCGGAGACCATGAGAGGGGTAGAACCAACGGCGTACTCGAGATGCAGCACAGCAATGTTGTAGTCAGTGTTGTCGTCGTATGTGCCAGGTTCACCGGTGAGCCGCATGCAGGTTAATGGGCCGAACTGCGTCGAGACGTTAGTCTTCAGGTAGACGTGCAGATCTATGAGCTCTTGAGGGATCGACAGCCGGGACATCTTGAAACGCTCGAAGACAACGGCTTCGCCGTGCTGAGACTGGTCAAAGGCCGTGTAGTCGTTGGCGAGCTTGATGGCGGGGGTCAGGTGCTGCTGGCACCACTCGGCCATCTCAAACGGGGTGTGACCGGCGTGGACGTACAAGTGAGAGGGACGATCGCGCTGGTCGAAAACGCGCTGATACTTCTTTACAGGCCCAAGGAGGAGCACGACGGCGTCGTGCATTAGAGCAAGAGTCTGGCAGGCCTTCCAGGAGCCAAAGAGAGAGCCCTCGTTAACTTTGTGCTGAGTCTTGGCAAAGATGCGAACGGCGGACCAGCGCCAGTCGGGGTCACTCCTGTTTGCATTGGCCATGATGGTGGCCTGAGTTTTTGAGGAGAGCTGGGCGAACTCGTTGAGGTTGATGCACTCGGCGTAAAGCACGGGGTCAAACGGTTCGATATCCAGGGGGGAGCGACGGTAGGCGCGGCACCAGGCCTCATATAGAAGACCCCCCAAAATTTCGTCGCGAGCCGAGATGGTGTAGGCAGAGTCATTGTGTCGGAACCGCAGTCTCTTGGCTATGGACGCGGGCAGAAGCGTGGGGTCATGCTTGGAGTTGTGCACTGGCGCGAGAAGACTCGATGGCTGGGCGCTGATTTCGAACGGCTTGTCGAGGTGGGGAAATTGATTTGAGAGCTCGCCGCGAAATCGGATTTCCTTGCTTTCAGCATCGGTGGGAGGCAAGAAGAGAGCGGCCAGTTGCTCGAAGCTTTCGCCGGGGTAGACTGGCTCTATCGCGCAGGCCGAGTGGTCGGGCTTGAGAGGATGGTCAGCCACTTGATGTCGGGCGGAAGGGACGTCAAAGTGGAGCGGACGACGCGACTCCGGCAGGAAGTGGGTGCTGACTTGCGGGGCGTTGGATGAGCCATCACCGAGGAAGGGGGCGGAAAGATCGGCTATGACGTCGCCCTGAAAGTCAGGACGCATTGGCGGGCTCTCTCTTGGGCGGAGAGGAGGGGCTGAGCCGTAGCCGGCGCCACGGAGGAGCACGGACCGAGAAGTGGGTGGGGACTCCACGAAAGGGCAGCGAGGCAACAGCGCACTGAAGAGGGATCGAACCGAGATGGGGTGATTCATGAGGACTGCGGAGAAGAGCAGGTTGGAGGATGAGGTGCCGTCGGCCACGGAGGGATCGCCGGTGAAGACTAGGCCGGCTCGGGATCGGGTGATGGCGACGAGAGAATGCTGGTGAGAGAGACGGCGGGCATGATTATCGAGGTGGATATGAACGGGGCCGTTGACGGTGGATCCTTGACTGCTGGCGATGGTGATGGCCTGGTACCCGCAATCGACAAGGCTTTTCGCTGAGGTCATGGCTGAGATGAGGATCTTGCCGTTGAGCGGGAACTGGCTGGAATGCCTAGCGTAGCCGGAGACCTTTGAAGTGGAAGGGACCCCGAGAATGGTGGCGACGTACTGTGGGATGCGACGGCTCCAGAAGCAGTAGAAGTCGATGTAAGGGCGGAGATAAACGTGCTCTGGAGAAAGCCGAGCGTTGGACGAGCTGGGGTGAGTCGAGTGATACTCGCCTTGGATGGGGTCGCCAAGGAGAATCACGAACTGAATAGAGGCGTCGGCGTGAATGGCGAGGTCGAGGTAGCCACGCGGCATCTTGTAAACCTCGTCAATAACGAGGGTGCGCGCTGACTTGAGCAATGAGGACTCCCAGGTGCCGAAACGCCACTTGTCCTGGTCCCGAGGCTCCATGAGGCCTTTCCACTCGTCTCTCAGCTCGGTCGTGGGGACGGCGAGTTTGAACGTGCGGAAGGCAGGGGTCTTCAGGAGTTGGGCGACGGGCCAGGATTTCCCGCAACCGGCGAAGCCTGCAATGTGGATCAGCCTGACGACACGGGGCGCAGCGATGTCGAGACAAGAATCGAGCATGAGGAAGCGTTCGCGGGCGCTCTTGGGGTCAAGTGGGTTCGCCTGAGCCATAACCCCATCAAAGCCGTTCTTCATGTTGGAGATGAGGTTTTTGGCTCGCTTGACGCTAGTGCGATGAATGTGGACGTCGCGAAAAGGGAGGACGGTGCGATCGGAGGCGACGAAGCGCTTGCAGGACTCGGCGAGATCAGCGCCAGGGATGGTGGAGGCGCCGACGAGAGCCGGAAGACTGTAATCATCGGCGACGAGCTCGAAATGCCCTGGTGTATGTCGAATTGTGAAGCGAGAGGTGGCATCGGCGACGCCGAGCTCTACGTCGATGTGGTCGCTCACAAAGCGGCAACGAAGAGAGAAGATGCGGGCGAGGACGGCGAAGTGGTCGGTGGTGAGCCCGAGGCGGACGAGAGAACCGTCATCGAGAATGGAGTCCGGCAGATTGGCGGCCAGCGCGGCCCAGAGAGTGGCCGTTGGCAGGCTGGTAGCATTGCGGACGGCGACCAGAAGGCAAGCGACTCGCGCTGGGTACTGGATGGTGGAAGAAACAGAATTCCGGGCGCGAGTGAGGAAGGAGCCAGTGGTGCCCAGGTAGAGGCCAGGCTGAAGGTCTCTAAATTCCATGATGGGGCCGCTGGCCGTGGGGTCCACCTCAAGGCGGGCGAGAGCGCTCTCGGGCTCCCTAGGAGTTGGGATTTGGGCGAAAACGGTGCCTTGGGTAGACTCGCCAAGAGGGGAGAGCTCAGGATCTTGAGCCCATGAGGAGCGGGGGGGAAGGTCGCCGAAGCGGAGGTCGGCCCCGAGCAAGGCTGCTTGCCGAACAGGGGTGGGAGCGCGGGACGACGGCTGAGAGGTAGGCTCTGAATCGGCGACAGGCTGGGCCGACGGGCTGTGGCTGGTTGGGGGCTCGAAAACAGGCTCCGGTTCGGCTGAGATAGGCAAGGACGCTGCTGGCTCGGGACTAATGGGAGCGGGAGCCGGCTCGGGCGCCACTTGGGGCTGAACCGCTGAAGGTCTGGGCGGCTGAACGTCGGAAGGTTGGGATGGCTCGGCCTGGGCCTGAAGCGAGGTGAGAGGGCGTGGGGTGTCAGGGCTGAAATTCTCCGGGGCTGAGGTTGGAATGGAAGCCGGAGCGGCCCCGGTGAGAAGGAAAGGCTCTCGAACGCAAGATCGAAGCCGACGAGGAAGGTCGAGAGACCAGGAGTCGGGATGGAAAGTGGCATGATACTGGTCGTGAAGAGCTTGGGGGGAATCGGGGCCCAGGAACCAGCGGACAAGGAGGGCTGTCAGTGGAACAGCCGCGAGGGCGAGAGAGCCGAAAACGACCCAGCGTGCGGGCTGGGCTTCTGGGAAGAGGCGGGAAAGAGTTGGCGAGGGAGAGCACCGGTGCGCCAGAGCTCCAAGGACTCGGCATTCAAAGGCAGATCCCGCGAAGAGGGTGTAGGGCTTGCACGCGGGGTGGGTCTCCCAGAGAAAGCGGGCCTCAGGGCTCTGGAAGGGCAAGATCGGCCAGAATCGACGGCCGATGAGGTCGCAGCCGAACAGCCGCAAGCGGTCGGTGTGGAGGACGGTGAGGCGGCCGAATCTAGAGGCTGCGAACCAGGCGGTGAGAGAGGCGGCGGGCGAGGCCAAACACCAGAGGGCCCACGTGTGAGTCCTGAGCCAGTGCGCGACACGTGCGAGGGGCGACTGGAAAAGCGGGTGAGAGGTGTTCGGACGGACTGCGGCGGTCTGCAAGGCGAAGTGCTGGAGGTTGTCCCAGGCGGAGGACGTGACCCACGAGTACTCCGGCTTGCCGACTTGGGTCCGGACGAAGCCAGCTGGGTCGGTGACGCGGAGGGTTCTAACGGCGCGGACGTAGTTGAACAGGGCGTCGTAAACTCGCCGAGGGACGAGACGATGTCGCAGGTCTTGGTGGAGGGAAGCGGGGGCCGGGAGGGCGACGGCGTCAGGAACCCGGAAGGAGACGGAGTCCTCAGCCGAGAAGACGGGGGGGCGGCCTCTCTGGATGAGAAGCGAGTGCACGGGGCCGAAGGAGTCGAGCAGAGTGACGGTAAAGAACTCATGGCCAGACGTGAAGCCCGTGGTTTGGAGCCACTCGAGTGCCCGACGAGGCTGGGTGTAGTTGGCGGCTGGGTTTCCTTCGGGCTCATACACGAGGTCATCGCCCTGGAAACGAAAGCGATAAAGTTCGGGATGGAGAGAAAGGTGGGTGAAGGAAGACTCGGCCGGGACGACGAGGGAGGCGTACAGCTTCTGGAGCTGGGGGCACTGGTGGAAGAGATCGGCGATTTGTCCGGGCGAGTAGTACATGAGAGCGTCGTGCATGAAAACGGTTTCACAGTCGGGGAGGTCAGTGGATGTGGTGGGATACCGGGTCGTATCCTTCGGGACGAGTCGGTAGTTGATAAGGTGGGAGAAGTTGGCCTGCCTCGTCTGGAGCTTGGCGAACTTCTCTGGCTTAATGAACATGACATCGGAGGGACCTCTGGCATAGTTGGGCCAGACGTCCATGAGGAGATGGGTTTCGATGGTCTTGTGGACCGGGTGAGGGTGGGCGGCATGGCCAAAGCCAGAGATGTCAATGCCGCAGGTGTGAAGGAAGGGGTGGAACTCCTTGGGGATGGACCAAGGGTATCGCTCAAGAGATCGTCGGAGAGGGGTGGCGAGTGACTCGACGATGGGAGCTGTGATGGTATCGCGGTGGGTGGTTGGCGTAAGAGACTCCACTCCGCTGAGTAGATGGCCACCACGAAGAAACACGGACATCCTTTGAAGGGGGGTGCGTGTCGTGAGCGTGAGGGAATGATCTGTCTCCGGACGAAAAGGTGCGGAGTAAAACCTGCGGAGATCGGGCGCAGG